AATTTTATTTTCAAGTAATTTCGCACCGGTAATATCAAGAAATTCTCCACTGGGTAAGAGTACCTGACACCTAGCGTCCTGTACTACTGGAGATTTAAAAAACTTCTCTAGTGCTTTCTGTAACGTTCTACCTATAACCATAAGTGGGTTGATATATATCCTAGAAGCATATATATTGCAAGTATGAGTCAAGAAATTGTTGAAAAGAAGGCACAGCCAGTAACAGAATTAACTGAAATGCAGAAGAGATTCTGTGAGTATCTTATCTTTAATGAAGGCAGGACTACTCACCAGGATGCAGCTAAGGCTGCTGGGTACAGCCCAAATAGATGTAAGCAAGAGGCATACGATTTACTGAGAAACCCAAAGATTCAAAACTATATAGCCAGAAGATCTGCTGAGGTTAATAGAGGTTTTGCTGTAACTAAACACAATTACGTAAGAAGACAACAAGTGCTGTCACAAAAGCTAGTTGATGATAACAAGATAGACAAAGCATTAGGGTTTGAAACTCTTATTGGTAAAGCTACAGGACAATTTAGTGAAACAAATTACAATGTAAATATTAATGCTACTGATCTAAAAGAAAGAGAAGCAGAAATAAAAAGACTCAAAGAACTTAATGAGAAAAGAATTACAGATACAAAGCTGATTAAAGAGTAACCTTTTCCATCTTAACAATACAACCAATTGGAAATACATTACGATCTGAAAACAACTCATCGCCTTGTTCGTAGGATGCAAATGTTCTTATATACTTTCGATCTTTAGAAAACATATACGCATGAGTTACCATAACAGATGGTAGAAAGCCCATGAAGTCATACTCCGTTGCATGCCCGCTATCGCCGGTGATGTCAACCCAAGTTATTTTATAGAAATAATATCTTTTCTTTTTGATAACAACTGATTTGTATTTAGATTTCTTAAGACGTCTCATGAGAATTTGTATACCCCTTTTTGTATAAGTAATAAATAAATATAAAAAATCATACGCGCGACCCCCTATTTCGTTGGTATTACT